AATAAAGAAGTTTGTATACCGGTACATACGTGGGCTACACGTAGAAAGCGTATTCCAATTGGAACGCATACGTTGCCCCCTACTTCGATACTCTTGGCTATGTATTATAGTCCAAAGAAACAAGAAACTCGCGAATTGCGAGTGTTCTATAATCCTGAGGATGTTAATTCTCATTGTTTAAGAGAGTGTCAAAGTATGTACGGTATTAGGTCTGACTGGTGCCTTGCAAAACCTAAGTATTATAGGGATGGAGACGATTATTGTTTTGGACCGCCATGTGCGAGTGTTTATTCCGTATGTGAGCCTTTTAAGGCTAGGATAGTCACGGCCGGACCAGTAGAACTTTATCATTTAGCTAGACAGCTTCAAAGACCAATGCATGGGGAAATGCGAAAGAAATCGGTATTTTCTCTTATAGGACAAACTAATACACCTAAATTACTCAATGAGATAATCTATGGTACAAGAATTTTTCCTGAAGAGTTTTGGGTTGCTGGAGATTACTCCGCAGCCACCGATGGAATGCATCCCGAGTTATGCGCTGAATATATTCGCGCTTGCTCGATACAAATGGGTCTAAGAGCCTGTTGGGCTGATATATTAAAGATGAGTATGACTGGTCATAGGTTATTTTATAAGTCACCGGTTGATAGTTTTTTCAACCAATTTTTTAAACCAACTGATTCCGAATGGGATGAAGAAGAGTTCCTCGCGGACGGAGATTCCGTACACGGGGTATCAATTCAACAAACCTGGGGTCAGTTGATGGGTTCACCGTCTTCGTTTCTTGCTTTATGTGCTGTAAATTTGGCGATTGCTATTACTAGCTACCAATTATATAAGCCTAAGAGTGAGAACTGGACGATTGATAAAATATGCCGAAATATGGCATTGTTAATTAATGGTGACGATATAAGTTTTAAATCGGACGAGATCCTTTATAATATTTGGACGTATGTTGCCGGGGTAGCTGGTATGAATCCTTCTCCTGGAAAGAACTTTTGTTCGAGGGAATTTATTAATATAAATTCGACTTGTTACTGGGCTAATTATCTTGAAAAAGATCATCTTAAAAAGATGACCCATGTAAATGATGTCTTTTCCCTCAATCCTGGCCTAATTAAAGGACAAGGAAGAGTTCTCTCTAATGAGAATAATGAAATTAAGCTACTCGGTGATAGTAAAAACTTTTCGGCAAAAGCGCAGTTAGAGTACTGCATGCGAGAAGGAACTTTTGATCAATGTGAGAAAATAAAACAATTGTTTTTTAAATATAATCTCGTTGATTTGAAAGCTTCCCATCGTTCCTGGTCGCTCCCCAGGGAATTCGGGGGACTCGGTCTACCATATTTCGCCAATCCTAATTATAGTCAACGTAAGTTGGCCGGCGCTCTTTGTGTTGATCATGATAATTATTATGATCTTTCAACATACAAAGAGAATGCCGATTATTTAAAGATGTGTGCGGATATGTTAGATGGAGTTCACGAATTTCTAGGCCATTGTTGGTCTGGAAGGACGTTGAATTGGAATACCGAAAAGGATGAAGAAATACGTCTGTTTGATACGGATTTTGAAAAAGTGCAGTGGGTACCCGAAGAAGATAGTTCGATTGAACGGTACGTCTTAGCAGATACAAAAAGTGAAAAGAAAGATCCCTTTTTACGAGTAATACGAAAAGTATTGTCTCGACCGTATATTAATCCGGTTGGTGATGATTTTATTAAAAAGCTCGGGGAGGAATCTTGGTTTTTCTCAAAAGGAAATTGGTCTGGGACGGTTGCCGTTGGGAATTCGGAGGTAATTTACCTCTAAGAGACACGTGGGCAAAGGTCAATTTAGTTAAGATAATTAATAAATTTATTTAA